GCCGTCATCGGCAAGTACGACCAGTGGACCGCTGCACGCGCCGCCGCCGCCGACAAGGCCGCGAAGGGGCAGCAGCGGCTCAAGGCTGCCGTGACGCCCAGCGGCAACGCGCCGCGACCCCAGACCGCGCCTACTGAAGAGGAAGAATTCTTGGCCGCATTCCAGGCCACCGTGGGCCAGCGCTGACATAGCCAGGCCCGAAGGAGAACATCATGGCTCAATTTGAGAGCGGCACACCGGCGCCGCGGATTGGCAAGATCAAGGGCGACATCCTTGGTCATGCCGTAATAAACGAGGTGCTGGGCATCACTGGCCAGCAGCGCGCGCTTCCCAAGAACCAGGGCAAGACCATCGTGCACCGCCGCTACCTCCCTTGGGGTGCAGCGAATACCGACTGGAACACCCGCAACCGACCCAAGGCGGACCCGGTGGCCCACGAGCTGACCGAAGGCGTCACGCCCGGCGCTGACACGCTGGTACCGCAGGACATCCAGGTCACCATCAAGCAGTACGGCTGCCTCTACCAGCTCACCGACCAGACGGTGGACACCTACGAGGATGACGTGCCCGCCGAGATGAAGAAGCAGTGCGGCGAGCGCATTGCCCTGGTGCGCGAGATGATCCGCTACGGCGTGCTCAAGGCCTGCACCAATGCGTTCTACGCGGGCGGTGGCGCCAGCCGTGCAGCGGTGAACGCGAAGATTGGGTTGAACCTGCTGCGCAAGATCAGCCGCAACCTGCAGGCCAACCATGCCAAGCGCATCACGGGCATTCTGGCTCCCTCGGTGATGGTCGCCACGAAGCCCGTGGAAGCCAGCTACCTGGTCTTCGTGCACACCGATGCCGAGGCTGACATCCGTGATCTGCCGGGCTTCACGCACGTCAGTGCCTACGGCAGCCGCAAGCCGGTTCACACCCAGGAAATCGGCTCCTGCGAGAACTTCCGCTTCATCACCAGCGCGGAACTGGCGCCCTATGCCGGCGCGGGTGCAGCCATCGGCAGCACCGGCCTGACGGGCGCGACCAACGTGGACGTATACCCGTTCATCATGGTCGGCGAGGACGCCTGGGGCCAGCTGGCACTGCGCGGCTCCGAATCCATCGACCCGACCTACATCCCGCCCGGGGTGAAGGACAAGAGCGATCCGCTGGGCCAGCGCGGCTACGTGGGCGCCAAGTTCTACATGGCCTGCACCATGCTCAACGAGGGCTGGATGGCGGTGGCCGAAGCCGGGGTGACCGCGCTGTAAGGCCGGGGAGGGCTTCGGCCCTCCCTCCACTCTGAACCTCAACTCCGACGGAGAACCCATCATGGCCGACAACATCGCGGGCCAGACCCGCACCAAGACCGACAAGCAGGACTCCCCAAGCTCCGCCCAGGGCAAGGTGGTCTACGACGCCACTGCCATCGTTGCGGCGGACACCACCCGCGTCGAGATCGGCTTCAAGCCCAGCCAAGTCCGCTGGATCAACGTCACCGACCGCGTGCAGATCGAGTGGTTCGAGGGCATGGCCGCTGGCTCGTGCCTCAAGACCGGCGCCGATGGCGTCCGCACCCTGGATGCTGCCAACGGCATCGCGGTCGATGAACGCGGCTTCCGCGTGTCGCAGAACGCCACCCTGGCGGCCGTCCTGGCTTCCAAGACCTGCGTCTACGAAGCGTGCAGCTGAAGCCAACCCGTGGTCCTGGGGCGCTCGCCCCGGGCCACCTCACATCCCCGCAAGGACATCAACATGGCCACCACCCCCCGCAAGAACGAAACGGACGCCACCAACGAGTACCTGGGCGCCACGCCTCCCATGGAGTTCGGCATCGTGCCCGACTTCTCGCCCGAGATCATCGACAGCCCGGTGACGCTCAAGGATGCTGAGCTGGAAGCCTTCATGAACGAGCCTGTGATGGTCACGGTGCTGTCCGGTGGCCGCGACAACGAGGCACCGTTCGTGCAGGTCTCGGTGAACGGCGTCATCCAGATGTTCCGCCGCAACTTCCCCATCGTGGTCAAGCGCAAGTTCGTCGAGCGCCTGGCCCGCGCCAAGGAGACTGGCTACGACCAGGAGCTGGACGACCGCCTGGGCGAGCGCATGAACGTAGTGCAGCCCATCAACAGCCTGCGCTATCCGTTCCAGGTGAACCGCGACGACAACCGCCTGGGCGCCGCCTGGCTGCGTTCGATCCTCGCCTCCTGACCAGAAGGCCCGCCATGACCCTCGACGACCTGATCAAGCAGTACCGGGCCGACGCGCTCGACCAGGGCCGGGCCGTCGGCGGTGGCGACGCCGATGTCTTCTGCAGCGATGAACTGCTGACCATCTATGCCAACGAGGCCCAGGTCGAGGCCTGCCGCCGTGGCCAGCTGCTGCGCGATTCGGTCTCTCCCATGTGCCGCATCGCGTTCCTGGCCGGCGCGGAGACGGTGGACCTGGACAGTAGGGTTGTGCGCATCCTGCGCGCCTTCATCAACGGCCAGGAGGTCGGCGAGATCTCGGTGGACGAGATGGACTGCTACCACCCGGGCTGGCAGTTCCAAGAGCGCCAGGACGTGCCGCAGCGCCTGGTGGCCGGCATGACCACCGGCAAGCTGCACCTGTGGCCCAGGCCTGCAGCAGACGGTGAGCTGCGCCTGACGGTGCAGCGGTTGCCTCTCAAGCCAATGCGCGGCTGCATGGACAAGCCGGAGATCCGGCCCGAGCTGCACTTCGCCCTGGTGCACTGGATGCTGTACCGAGCCTATGGCCGCGAGGACACCGACATGCACAACGACGCCAAGGCCGCCGTGGCCCTGGCCAAGTTCGAAGCGGAGTTCGGGCGCAAGGCCAGCGGGCGCAATGAGGAGTGGGTGCGCTCGCGTGAGGTGGGTGTGCCGGGGGCATTGGCGTAATTAAAAAACGAGCCCTAACCTTGGATCGTTAAATATGGCTTAACCAAAGTTGCAGTTTTGTATGACTGCGTCACTAGGTCAATTGTCATATCACTTAACTCGTTAGAAAGACTGATCAGCTCTACAGGATTTTGATCTGCGTTTTGAATTCTGTTTCTTAATTCTGCGATAGCCCACATCTGGGGCAGAATTATATCTTTTAAGTGCAGGTGAACATCTTCTCCAAACAGCCATGCGGAACTATTTGCTACGGTATGTATATTTGAAGAAACGCTTTGATAAGGCTCATTGATGTATTCTGATATGTACTCAGTTATAGTTTCATAGATATTTAGCCGTCTCTCAAATAGATCGAGTTTTAGTTTATTTTTAGCAACTTCTGCTTCTGATGCAGCCGCTGCTGCTTGTTGCTTTGCCACCTCAATTTGACTAAATCCAATGCGATGAGCAACCCATCCGGCAACACCTGCTGCACAGATGGTTGACACAGATCCTAGTAAAGATAGCCATTCGCTAACTGTCATTTAATTCTCCATAACGATTGTCCATGGACGCCCCCCACTGGGGTTCGACGCGCCGACAGCATATCCGCACACTGCCATGAGCAACTCCGCAAGGAACACTCATGGCCACGAATCCACTTCTCGAAGCAGCCCAACGGCGTGACGCGCTGATCAACCAGATCCCGGTGGGCGGCAATCCGCAGGCACCCACCCCCGACGGCTCCCAGAACAATCCCCTGAACAACGACTTCGGCCGCAACTTGGCCGCGCTGCCCAGTGCCGGCGGCATCCCTGGCGCAGCGTTGCGTGGTACTGGCCTGGTTGCGCGGGCCTTCGGCGCATCGCAGCCGGCCATGTCGGGGCTGGGCCAGGCTGCCCAGGCTGCAGCGCCCTATGCGCCTGTGGTGGGTGGCGGCGCCGCGCTGGCGACTGCTGCTGGTGCGCAGAGCCCAGCACCTGCCAGTCCGATCACGCGCCAGTCCAATCCACTGGTGGCTGCCGCCATGGCGCAGCAAGCGAGCGCGCCCGGCACTCCAGGCTCCCCTGGCGCTGCAGCTGCGCCCATGCCCGGACCTGCCGCACCTCCTGGCCCGGCCAACATCACGCGCGACGGCAACAGCTACAGCGGCCCCGCTGGTATTAGCGGCGACATCACCATCAACGGAAAGCCCCCTGGCGGCACCATGAACTCGCTGCCCAGCGGGGCGACGCCCGGATCGCAGATGCAGGGCATCGCCCCCGGCCTATCAACCTCGCTGGGCAACCCCCTGGTGCAGGCCGCCATCGCCCACAGCGGCAACGACTGGGCCTCACGCAACGCGCTGCGCAATGCCGAGGTCTCGGCCAGCTCCATCAAGAACACCCAGCAGTGGGGCGGCCGTGGCGCTGAGAACAACCCCGCTGTGCAGAAGTACCAGGCCATGCTGGCGACAGACCAGGTGCTGCAGCAGGCCGCTCCAGGCCTGCAGGCTGAGGGCATGCGCCAGGGCAATGCTCTGGTGCGAGCCGCCATGGAGCAGCAGGGCCAGAACCAGCGCGCCGGCATGCAGGCCGGGCTGACCCAGCAGCGCCTGGACATGGACCGCGAGACACAGGGGTACACCAACCGCACCAACCGGCTGGTGGAGGCCGCACGCAACCAAGTGGCCCAGCAGCAGGACCCGACCAAGCGCCGCAGCCTGGTGCAGTACATGCGGGATATCGAGGGCGGGGCGCCGCAGTCTGATCCGTATCTGGTGGTGCCCGGTGGGCAGCAGGTGGACCCAACCAGCGGGCAGGCCTACAACACCCCATCCACGGTGTTCAACAGGACCACGGGGCAGTTCATGCAGCAGCCGGCGCAGGGCGGCGGCCAGCCTCCGTCGCGCGAAAGCCTAGTGCGTGGCCAGATCTACCAGACCCCGCGCGGGCAGGCGCGCTGGAACGGCTCGGCCTTCGATCCAGTGTGATCAGTTGCGAGAGGGTGGCAGACCGTAGGCCTCTTCGTAGGTGAAGGACTTTTCATACAGCCGCCGACAAGCCATCCCAATCAACTCCGCCGCCCTGGTGCTCCGCGTGTCCCCCGCCTTCTTCGCTGTGCACTCTGGCCCGGACTTGAACCCCAGCATGCCCCGGCCATCTCCCTGGGGCACGGCCTGAATCCCTCCCGGGTGCTCAGCGCTGCAGACCTGGAACACCGCCTGGGCTGCGACATCGTTCTGCGTGCCCGGGAGCTTGTTGAGGAGGCAGGTGGCCATGTTGGCGGCCAGGGCGGGGGCGCAGAAGAGGAGGGCGGGGAGGAAGAGGGTGGGGCGCATGAGCGGAATGTAGCAGGCCCATGTCAGCAACCTGCTCCAGCAAACTTGCCTGCGAGGACAAAAAAACCTACAGCGCTCCTGTGATGTTGATTTTTTGTGGCTACACTGTAGGTGTCAAAAATCAACATCACTGCCATGTCCCTCCAGAAACTGAACATCGTTGATGCAGCTCCCGACGTAGCTCGTGAGCTGGAAGCGCTCGGTCTGAGCGTTGAGATTGTTAGCCAGATTGCGGAAGCTGCGGCTGCTGCGAAGGCTGAGGCGCTTCCAATTGACCCTATTTCCAGTCCGGGCACGTTGGCTTATATCCATGGTGTCAGGCGTATTCGCCGTCTTCTTTTGCCCAAGGGGTGGCGTATGGCCCGCTCTGGCAACGTTGAATCCACAGTTCATGACAAGCTTGGTATTCAGCTACTTTTTCAGAATGTAGATCGCGCCTGCTCAAATGATAATCCTCAGGCTATTTCAAAAAAGGGGGCTGGTTCTAGATCCTTGGTACAGGCTGGATTGCAAGGTGAGTTATTTGCCAAGAACCAGCCTACATCTCTTGGCAAGCTCGGTCAAAAGCCGATCGTTTGGTTGGTTTGCGTTAGTAGTGACAAAAACGGAGTGCAGGCTGAAGTCTCTTGTCCAGACTTGTTTGATGGCGAGCAATTTCAAGATTTCTCCAGACGAATCTTTGTTGTGAATGACAAGCTTGATCCTCAAGTAACTGATAAAATCAAGCCCGAAGATAGCGGAGACAGTGGCGCTGAAGATTTCGAAGTTCTTATTGCGAAGAAGTAATGTATCATGTTTAATGCGAGTCGCTTGTCGATAGCCAGACAACGACGCCAGTTCACAAAAAAAGCATTGGCAGAGCAGGCTGGCGTAACGTCGCTTACTTTGACTAGGATCGAAAATGGGGAAACTCATGAGCCGGCAATTGAGACTGTTGCGGCCATTGCAAAGGTTCTCAACTTTCCAATTGATTTCTTCTACGGAGATGATGCGGAGCAATTGGACCCGGACACGGTGAGCTTTCGCAGTCTCAGCACCCTCAGTGCTAAGCAAAAAGATGCGGCTTTGGCCGCTGGACAAGTCGCTCTAATGCTTAACGCATGGATTGGTGATCGCTTTGTACTACCTGACGCTGCTTTACTCGATCTTAGCGGAGAGAATCCAGCAGCTGCAGCAACTTCCATGCGATCTCACTGGGGAATAGGGTCGAAGCCAATTACCTCTTTGATTCGTCTACTTGAGTCTAAAGGGGTTAGGGTATTTTCACTTGAAGAGAATAATAAGAACGTGAATGCATTTTCCTTCTGGAAGAAAGGCGTGCCTTTTATATTTTTAAACACATATAAGTCTCCAGAGGCAAGTAGATTTGATGCGGCACACGAGTTGGGACATCTCGTTTTGCACGTTAATGGGACTTTCAAGAATAAAGACAACGAGCGCGAGGCAGATAGATTTGCCGGTGAATTTTTGATGCCCGAGGGAGATGTTATTGGACATGTTCCAAAAACCCCAAATATGGCGAAGCTGATTGAATTGAAGTCGCGATGGGGGGTGTCTGTAGCTGCCCTTGCACGAACCACATTTGAAATCGGGTTATCTTCAGATTGGCATTATCGTGAGCTTTGTAAACAGCTTGCAATGCGAGGATATCGAACTAATGAGCCTAAATCTATTGACAGAGAAGTATCGACGTTGTGGAGGTTGGTTTTTGAGCAGCTGTGGCGCGATGGGATAACCAGGGAGGATGTCGCAGATGCAATTGGAATACCTCGAGATGAAGTTTTCTCCTTATTGCAAGGGATTGTTAGCGGTCCAGAGTCACAGGAGAATCAGCCCGTGAAGCAGCGACCGTCTCTGCAACTCGTCTGATGGAGCCCGCCCGCGCGGGCTTCGTCGTTTCTGGGCTATCCGCGCACCAACAGCGTCAGCACGCCCAGCACAACAGCCAGCAGCAGGATGGCCAGGGCGGCCAGGCCCACGGTCACGGCCGGACTGCTTTCGTCGTCTTCCTCCCGCTCCCCATCTCTGCTTTCCATCGTTCCTCCAGTGCACGGCCAGTGGGTGATCCTATGCACCAGTATGGGGCCGCTGCATTGGGATCGTTCCTGGTGCGGCTTGCACGGCACTGACCTGCCTATGTGGCTGCGGGACAGCGGTGGCCCGAGAAACCCCCGTGTAGGGTTCCCGAACTGGCGCCCGTGGCCTGTACCTTCAAGGCCCATGAGCAACGGCAACCCATACCCATCCCCATGCCCGCTGTGCAGCCAGACCGCCGAGACATACTCGGAGCAGCACAACAGCCGTCACCACTACTTCTGCCCGAACTGCCGGGAGCTCAAGGTGAACAAGCTGGTCCGCGATAGCCTGCGCGAAGCCCCTGCAGAGGTTCGCGAGGCCTTATCGGCACAGGCGCGGGCATTGCGCGAGGGTGAGTACCTGAACTTCACCCGGGATTTCGACCAGCCTATGCAGGGGCAGCACCGCTCGCCCTGGCGCGCGGAGGTGCGGACGCGGCCCGTGTGAGCAGCGCCCAAGAAAAAGGCCCGCTGGGCGGGCCTGGCTGCCTGTGCGGCATTGAACGCGCGGCAGCGTAGGGAGTCCCCCGATGGCCACCGCACCTTCAGGGCGCTGGCATACGCCCTTGACGCAATCCAGGCAAAGCGGAGGACACATTGAACTGCATCAACTACGAAGCGGAGAAGGTCGGCCGCCCCTGGCGCGATGAAGCACATGAGCGTTGCTGCCGAGCGGCGCGAGAAGCAGCACTGCACTCCTGAACTACAAGGCCCGCTCTGCGGGCCTTGTTCATTTCGTGCATGAACTACCTGCATGCCGATACCGTGTAGAACATTGGTAACATCTGTTCACGATCAATGCAGTGGGAGATGTGCGATGAAAACAAGCGAGTTCAAAGAACTTTTCAAGAGCAAGACTCATACAACCGAAGATCAGCAAAAAATTGCTGGAGACAATTGGGAGCTATATAGGGGTATTTATGAACACTATGTTTCAATACAGAACGATCTGGAAAACGTGGGTGAAGCGTACTCGAAATTAGTTCAGAGAATTCCAGGAGTGCACAGTGTTCGCTGGCGTTGCAAGGATCCCATCGGGCTAATCGATAAAATAATCAGAAAAAAGTCCGACGACGATCAAGCCGCTAGAAAGAAATATGAGAATATTTCTCTTGATAATTATCAAGAATTAGTCACCGATCTTGTGGGAGTTCGTGCACTGTACTTCTTTAAAGATGATTTTAAAGGGATTCACGACTCGCTGATGCAAAAGCTACGTCTTAAGGAGAAAAAGCCAACCTATTATCATAGAAAGGGCGATCTTGTCACCTCTGAGTCAAACGAGCTCAAGAGCTGGGGCCTATTGCCAAAGGAGCACCCGGTTGGATATCGATCAATTCACTATGTGGCACAAGGTGGAATTGATGTATCTAAGTCAGTGATTATAGAGATACAGGTTAGATCTCTTTTTGATGAAGCTTGGAGTGAAATAGATCACAAGATTCGATACCCTGTATTTGATAACAACCCACTGATCGGTGACCTTCTGCAGATTCTGAACAAACTTGTTGGCGGTGCTGATGAGATGTCAAACTACATTAAACACCTCTCTGGAAAAATAAGGGACTATGAGCATGGATTGAGTAAGGCGTGCGAAGAGAATGAAGGTCTTATCGAGCGAATTGTAAAACTTGAAAAGCAAATTCAGTCCAGCATTTCTGAAGGTCGTCAACTAAATGCGTCTGCCCTTGCATCAGATTTGGGAAGTATTAAGAAGAAGATACAGAGTGCTCGGGAAGAGCATCCTGGCACAGTGCTATTGGGGATGATCGCACGGGATGAGGAAAGAAAAAGAATTATGGATAAGTTTAATGCTCTGAGTAGTGAGCAAGAGAAGCTCCGCGCGCTCGACGGGATGTTTGGATGGCGTCATTTGAAGGATTAATTAATTCTTCTGTTTACAGTGATCGCCTCAATGTGCATACGGGTAGCTGTCTGTGCGTAGCTACCTGAGGAGTTTCTAGGGCGACTACAAAACCCCTGCTTCTAGTCAATCATCGCTCGCAACATGTTGATCTAATAGGATGATTTTTAGATGAATAGGCTTTGCAGATTGTCTCTAGCGCTGGCTGGATAGCTTTCCCGATAGCTCTTTGATGCAATTGGCGACCTGCTGTGCGACGGCTGCATCTTTTTTCATCCGCCCAGAAAAGATGCGAGAGGATGCCCCTTTCTCAGTAAAGCCGACCCAGATGGTTTTGCCAGCCAGGATTGATGCGATTGCTGTGATGGCAGATGCGGCATCCACTGAAAATAGGTGATAGGGCGGCGCGTCACCGGGAACAATTTTCCCGTTCAACGGGGCCAGAGGTGTGCCGCCTTCAATGCGTATCCATGCGACTTGATCACCAACCATTCTGGTCACCATCTTGCCGCTTTCCATGCTTGTGATCTGGTGACCGGCCTTCACCATGCTTGGCGCGTCCACATGAATGGCCACTGAGCCTGCGATTTGATCCGCCTCCAGCGTCGTGCCTGGTTTGATTGCAGCGCCGTTGAAGCTGATGCCACATGAGGTGACCACGCCTTTGGGTGCCAGCATCGTCGCTTGCATCTCAAACTCCATTGGCGAGACTGCCTGTGCATGGGTGCTCGATCCCAGTAGGCATGAGGCAGCTGTCAAAAGCGTGATGGCGTAGTTCATTGGTGTCCTCCTGCCGGGACTCTACCAGCGCACGTCGGGGCTTATTCACGCCCCCGCCCAGGGTTCGCGCCCCAGCCACTGCGTGGGAACACTGGGGGCAAAGAAAAAGCCCGCTGGGCGGGCTCGGGTCTGAAATCAGGCGGTAGCCATTACATGCTCAACCTGTCGCAGCACTGGCTCGTAACCCTCTGTGGCGGCAGCGAGCAAACGCCCAAATCGACACTGGCGACTGAACGAGTTCTCGCACAAGGTCAGGAGGCCCTTGAGTTGCCTCCATCCGTAGAGCAGCTCTTCCCAGGAAGGCGACGTGTTGCGCAACAAGCGCACCGATTGCAGTGCAAGCTGGACGGAAAGCAGCACATCTGTCTCGTGCTCCTCCCACTCCTCGTCCACGCGGGATGCCTCAACGGTAGAGGCCAGGTCCTTTTCGGCCATCGCCAGAGCCATGCTCATCAGCTGCTCTGGGGTGATGGGCTGCGAAGGTAGCGCAGCCGGGGGTGCACAGGTATCATCCATGCTGAATCCTTTGATCGCTCGATTGATTCGCCTTGAAGGCCCTGCCGGTTGCACCCGGCGGGGCTTTCGTCTTTGTGGGGTTCATGCCGCTGCACCAGGCAGACGGGGCTGATCGCCACGTGGCAAGAACTTGCGCAGTTGGCCCGCCAACTGAACGCATGCTGTCTTGGCCA